TGAGCTGCATGCCAAAACCTACTTGATTGTGTTCTCATTATTCCAACTAATTCGGAATCATATGGAAAGCTTATGAAAGCACTTAAATCTCCATTGACTTTTTCAGCTTCTCTAATCGTAATGTTTACCATTTCATTTCCTCCTTCAGAAGTGTTTTAAGTGAGGTTCCACCCTCAATAATATTATATAACATATTAAAACATAAATCAACTGTTTTTGTGAAAAAAAATAAAGCCTCAGTTATATTTGAGGCTTTATCTGAATATACTTATTATTTAATTACATTTTCAACTACCGATACTTTTGCCTGCTCATTTGATTCAAGATATTTTTTCATTTGAGCCACCGCTTCTTCAATTAGGTTATCAATAGTCTTTGGAGTTAATATAAATTTAGCAATAACAGGTAGCTTTTCATATAACCAAGTGGTTACTGCCGCATATTTTAATTGGCCAGTTCCACCACCAAATTCAGCTTCAGCTTTTGTTACTAAATAGAATAAAATCTGCTTAGCATAATATCCATAACCCTTTCTCACTAATACTATTAAAGCTACTATGAAAAGAATAACGAATAAAACACTATCCCAATAAGCTGCTAAGAAATCTAACATAGCCATTCTCCTTTCTTAAACTAATTTAACATCCTTCTTATATACCCAACTTATAATCTCTTTCAACAAGACCTTATCTCCACTTATCTGTTGAATAGTATAGGTATTATTTCTAACGAAAGAAGGAATACTTTGACCTGTTGCATAATTAGTTCCGGTTACCTTTACTTTGGAGCCTACCTTTAATGTAGGAGCCTTTATATTACTTTGTACGGGAGTTCTTGATTCAGTGGTAATATAAGTATCAAAGCCTGCAGCTTTTAACTTCTTGGCCATTGTATCAGCATTAGCCTTTACTCCAAACGCTCCAACTTGAACCTTATAAAGATTTTCCACTTTTACCATATAGGTATCAAACCCAGCTTTCTTGAGCTTAGCCTCTAAAGCATCTGCATTAGCTTTATTACTAAATGCTCCAGTTTGAACTCTATATAATACTTTAGAGTCTGGTTTCGGTGTAGGCTTAGGAGGGTTTAATCTCTTATTAACTTCTGCAGCAATATAAAGATGTTTACTATATAAATATTCTCCCGGACAAGATTTATTAGCAAACCATCTATGAACAGTCATGTTTTGCTTATCTACTTGACCAATGAGATTCTTATCACCTTTCCATAGAAGTTGTTTAATACCATTTCTTTTACATATATCAACACAAAGCTCAATAGTTGCTTCAAGAGCTTTATCTGTTACTGCGTAAGGATGTTTGGTATCACTTGCAACTTCAATAGTAATCGCTCTATTATCATTTGCACTTGAAGATGTACACCAAGAACGGTCTTTTTCTTCAACATACATTCCAATCCTACCATCATACCCAACACCATAATTAGAAGAAGCTTTTCGAGAGGCTGGAGCAAATACATTTCCAAGAGTTTCAACAGATGTCTGTCCTACTACACAATGAATAGTAATAGTATCAATTTTATGATTTCTTGGGCTTGTCTTATTAGGCGATATCTTTGTATAACTTACTAACGGGCTATTACTCATCTTCATCTTCTCCTTTCCCGTTTGATAATTCTTCCAACGCTTCCTGATTTAATTCATGTTCCTTTGTTTCTTTTATTTTATCATCCATCCGATATTCCTCCTTCTTCTGGATTTTCTAAACCCTTTTGAATTTTAATTTTATTCTCTGCCTTGGCCTTACTATAGTAAAATCCGGTAGCCGTAGCAAGCTCTGCAAAGACTGCTGGAATTAAGTACATGAGGGGTGATAAGTCATTGGTTCGCCAAATCATAATTCCTGTAAATATAGTAACTAATGAAGCTGCTATAGAAACAGATACAAATATTTTCTTTGAAAATTCCATTTTTTTCTTTCTTCTACGTCTTCTTGCCACGCTATCACCTCCTATTTTACATAATGCTCAACTGCTTGCTTCTGAAGGAATTCTGTCATTTCATCACTGGCATCTCTATAATAGACAATTGCTTCTTCCATCACACCATTCACTTTTCCTTCTTTGATTGCAACTGAGTTAGCATATGATAATTTTCCAATTGCCTTAATCATTCTCATTGTTAATAAGTTTTCTTGTTTGCGAGCTTCGGCTCTTTTTTCAGCCTCTTTTTCTTTTTCCTTCTCCTTTTGTTCCTGCCTCTTTTTTTCGGCTAATACCAATTCATCTCTCTTTTTGTCATGCTCCATATGTCTATGCTGAATATACCAAATTATTAGTGCTGAAACAATAGGCGAAAGAAAAGCTAAAATTTCCGGTTTTACCATCGTTCCATTTCCTCCTTATTCAATTGCCTTATTTCATAATAGACAACTCCTTTGCCTCCCACCCACCCTACTTTTTATGATGTACTATACTATTCTACTAATTCTGCAAGGTCAAGAGCTATAAGTTCTTCCTTTACAGCTTCTTTTAAGATTGCAGGCACTTGTGCATAGGTTTTTCTACCAGCAATGATAAGAGCTACATATACTATAACCATATCTATCCCTCCTTTCATTATTGTAAAGATTAACCATAATTTAGCCAACATAAGGCTCACCAACGAATTCCTGATATTGTTCAGGAGTTAATTCGCCACGTACTACATATTCTTTTAGAGCTACTTTCACTTCTTCTTTAATCTGTGCAGGGACTTCTTCAAAGGTTTTTCTACCTGCTACAATTAACGATGCGTATATCTTTGCCATTAGCTTTTCCTCCTTACACTATTATCATTTCAAATATCTCTGTCATTGCCATTTTATTGTTTAAGTCTGCCTCCACTAATTTATCAAGCTGTTCATTTAATAAGGCTATATATTCATCTTTATCATATTGAATCTCATGATAACTGAATAGGTCTTGAACTGGATTACCTTCAATATCCTCAAGTATAGGGGTTATGTCATTTCTTACATACACTGTATCCTTTCCTACGGTTAATTGAACCGCCTGAGTTGAACTCCCTTGTCTTATTCCCATATCTTTCATAAGGCATTACCTCCCTTTCTTTAATTTGCTTTTGATAATATTCATCTAAATAAGTTTGAATAGGGTCAATGTATTTTTTACTTAATCTATAACTACTACACCATATTAACCACCCCTTATAAGAATTAGCTGAACACCATTCTGAATAATTTAATTTATGACCTTGGCTACATTTCTTTCTAATTTTTAGCATTTGTTTCTTAAATCTTTTACAAGTAGATTTTCTTAATAATTTGTAACCATAGAAATGTCTATAACCTACAAAGTCTATACCCCTAATTGCGGTTGGGAACACCTGCCAATTATCTTTGATTTTTAACTTGAGTTCATTATCCAAGTATATATCCATTTCCCGTTTTAATTGGTGTAAATATTCTTTCGAATGATGTAGAATAACTATATCATCCATATATCTAACAACATACTTAACTCTCTTTACCTCTTTTAGCCAATGGTCGAAATATGCTAAATAGAAGTTTGCAAGAAACTGAGATAAATATGAACCTATTGGGACACCTTTATTTTCTGGAGTACTTTCTATTATTTTATCTAAAATACTAAGTAATCTTTTATCCTTGAATTTCTTTCGTATCAATCTTTTTAAGATACTATGGTTAATGTTTGGATAGAACTTACCAATATCAACCTTTAAGCAATATTTAGTACCTTCTTTATCTTTCATATATTTATCTAACAAAGATGAAGCTTTATGAATACCTCTACCCTTTATTGAAGCGCAGGTGAATGTTGTAAACACCTGCATGAATATATGCTCAACCTGTAACATGATAGCCCATTGAATAATTCTGTCTGGATAGTAAGGTAATTTACATAATTCTCTTTCTTTACCTTTGTCATTTATCACTGAAATTTCATATGTGCTAACTTCATAAGTTTCTTTTTTAAGCATCTTCTGAATCTCACTTAAATAATAATCTTCGTTAGCATCCACCATTTTAACTTCTTTATAGTAGGTCTTATCTTTTCTCGCATTTTTATGTGCGAGTTTTAAGTTTTCTATATCATATATTTTCTCATATATGTTTCCGTATCTTTTAATGTTCCTGACCTCCATTGATGTTTTTTGATGTTGAACCTTCCTTATTGAGTACCAGTACAACTTTTTTACTTTTTATGTTTTGGCAAGAGCCAGGGTAATGGTTGCACGTGGGTCAATATTAAAAACATTAAGTGCGTGCCGATATTAGCATTCGAATTCGAAGTGGTATTATTCACTTGCAAATAGAAAGTTCCCGTATTCGAAGTATTACTCCAATTACTGCCAAAATTCGTAACACAGGAAGAATTCAAATTCGTATAATCTAACTCCCATTACCCAAATTATTAACTTATAAAAACATCAAGCGCGCGCCGAGATCAGTACTCGAATACGAAGCGGCAGCATCCACCCGCAAACAGAAAGCACCCGCAGCCGAAGCATCACTCCAACTACCGCCAAAAAACGCAACACAGGAAGAATCCAAATCCACAGAATCGCAGAAGTAAGTACTATCCGAACCAGTTACTTCTTTTGCAATAAACCCAGTCTTAGTTGTTCCTTGAGGTTTACTCATATAGTTTCCAATATTAGCGCTTGCTCCTTGACCATTATCCATATACCCTGCACCGGTATCATTAAAATTATCTGTAGCTGTCAGCATATTCCAAGTAGAGGTGGATACTAATCCATCAATCCATTCACGAACATTTCCCCAGAAGTCCTCAAGCCCAAATAACTTCATTTGTTGTTTACCAGTTGTTTCTCCCCAATCCATACCTCTTTGATTAGTACTACCAGTATTGGTCGCTGCACTATTCCCATCAACAAAACCTCTACCAATTACAGTTTGAGAATCCAAGTTTCTATATTTTAATATATACATAGCTTGTCTAAACGTTAGTTGATAGAATCCACTCTGGTCATACCCTGCTCCATTAGCCCGTGCCTGAGTTCTGAATGTTGCAATAGTTTGTGAAGCTGTTGGTGCTTTTCCTGACCAAGAACGTAATTTTGAAGCATCTGTAAATCCTTTATAAGCCCCAAGATAAAACTTTTCTTTTCGAGTAGTTCCTCGGGTATGCGCTAAATATTCAAATTCTGAGTTATCAGGGTCATCTGTCATTTTTACAGTTAATGTATTTCCAACTGTTGTTATCTTTACTCCTCTTCTTGGAAAAGCTACCATAACATCCCCAACAGCTGTAGAAGCTAAATTAACAGTGTTCCCATCAATATCCTTTGTATAATCATTAGGGTTAAGCTTTACCCCTTCAACCCCATCTTTTAGAATTACTGGATAATGACCAAAGAATTCATCCCATACCGCAGAACCAGCTGTCATACCAACCGCATCATCTGCATACGTGATACAAGTTGCTGGATTACTGTTAGATAGGTCAATTATAGCAGTCATTACTTTATAAGGTTGGGGTGTTCCTGAAAGCCTATTTGCTACATTCTCATTAACTGCGTTTTTATCACTATAAGTGAATAACTGGAAATAATAAGTTTGACCATTAGTTAATCCACTTATTTCAAAACCATTAGTTGCATAAGCATCTTTTACTTTATTATCGAGAATAAGTGTTCCATCCTTTACATTTTCAGGATAGGAACCAGCCTTTTGAATAAGCTTAGTACCCGCCCAAGTTGCAAGTAATTGTCCTTCTACAATTGTATCACCAGGGTCTTCCCAACTAATTGTTAATTTACTATTACCTACTTTAATCTTTGGGTTGATTACATTATTAGGGGCAATGCCTCCTCCTCCGGTTTCGGTATCAATCCAATTCCCACTCCCATCATCAAATTGTAGAATATCATTGAAGTATCTAAAACCATGAACTCCTTCTTCACTTGCAATCATTGCTTGGCTATGGATAGTTATAATATTAGATATTTGGTTCACTTGCTCAATGGTAGGAACAGCTGCAGGATTTACTTCAAGTGTAACTTGAGATGAGTTATCCACCTTTGTATTCAATCTGAAAGTTACCCCTGAAACGGTTGAACCACTAAATGGGGGCATATAATCTGGAGTAGTTGTTATGCTAATAGCATATAAAATTTCAACCCCATCTGAATCCTCCGCAAATAGTCCTACTCCTCTAATATAATATCCTTCTGTTAATTCTATGTTGTTAATTGCCCCTAATACCTCAACCGTAGTTGTATCAGTTCTTGAAACTTTAGAAACTAAGGTTTCTTGCTTGATTTGGTACATCGTTAATAACTCTTCAAGATTAGTATTGGTATAGTCATAATCTGATGTGCAAATCTTTGTAAAGGTTGCGGTAGATGTTCCGGCAATTAACTTTGCCATTAACTCTTGACCTTTGTTTGTTATAACTAAGTTTTGCATTATTTATCCTCCTTTAATTTATTATATACTCAAGCGTTTTACTTAGGTTTGAACCAGTATAGAAAGACCCTTGAGCTAAATACTCTTGCAACAACTCTGATGTAATAGTAAAATTACGTATTCCTGCTTTATACGAAGCTGTATACACTGTCCCAGTAGCTTCATAAGTTAAATTATTAGTGGTGATGATTTGCATATTTACCGGAACAATTGAAATTAAGGTTTTCAAAACTTCATCTAATTTTCCATAAACCCCAATCCTCATATCCAACTTTAATTCATAATTATCATAAATCACCTCAATATCATAATTGTTTGACCCTAATAGATTGTTCAACCTACCTTTCAATTCTCTTAATGTGAATGGAGGGAGGGAAGACAGTCTATTTATTAACCTCTCTCTCCTAAATTGTATAGTATCTGACTGCGAATTTACTATTATATTTAACATCTTTTCATAAACATCTAACCCGCGGGCATTAGCAGTTAATATAAATTGATTCTGCTCAACCTCTAAAGTAAGCCTTTCTAATTCATCAAACAACTTATTTTGGGTAGCGACTAATTCATCAATTTCCAACACATCTTTATAAATTATAGGATAATATTTAGCTAAATTTGTTTTATTCATTTAATATCACCTGTCCTAATATTGGCAACTCTTGTAAAGCCGCTGTTTGAATTAGAGTTAAGTCTTGAGGAAGTCCATTTATAGTTGTATTCGTAACATTCGCAATTCCTGCAACATTTAGTATTGCTGCATTTATTCTGGATATATAAACTCCAAGAAGGTGCTCGTTAAAGTCATTTGGGATTCCCCACTGTCTTCTAAGACTTAGCATATACTCTTCAAGAGCATCTTTTATTGGCTGTTCAACTTGAGCTTTTGTATACCCCGCCATTAAAAGTATATTGGTTTCTATATTGATAGTTAATTCATCAGGTGTTACAACTGTTACAATATGCCCTATTGGAGCTAACCCTAATCCAGTACCTTGAGGTGTTGGGTCGATTTCATTTTGAATTACATTGATAAAATCAGTTGTAATAGGATTGAATGAAGCATCTATAACACTACATTTAACCGTTCCCCCTCCATCCCAAACCGGATATATTTGAACTTCTCCTACACCCTCTATATTTTTTAGTACTTCATCATATTGAGCAAGATTTCCACCAAAGGGTTTATCCGTTAAAGCTAAGAAGTATCTTGCTCTTAAATCGTCATCTGTTTCTACATCCCTTGCCGGAATAATCAGGTCTGTCATAACTGCTGAACTTAACCCATTGATATAGTTAATTGGCATTAGATTACCTACATATGCATTTCCAATGGTACCAATGGTTTCACAAGTCAGTTGGTAACTCCCTGGAACTATTACTCCATCTACTTCATAAGGGGCGGTTACTACATAATTTAGTGTTTCAGTTTCTGATATCGTAGAAAATCTACTTCCAATTTCCACTTCTAATGGAGCTCCACTTGCTGTTTCAAACATAGCTTTTTTAACCGCTGCCGTAGCTGGGAATCTTTCTATTCCCCGCTCAGCTACTCTTAAATCTAAATATTCTTCATTGGCTGTTTCTGCGAAGGTATCTTTTAAGATATTTTTCAATCGCATGTAATATTCAGTTAATTCATAACAAGCTGGAGCCAATGCATCGTATATAATACTTCCTTCTCTTTTATCAATGGTATCTGGAACTCTTGATAATGCCTGCTCCATTAAATATTCAAAGGTATATTGTTGTAAATAATCTCCAATCATACTATTTGCACCTCCGTACTAATATTTGTTGCACCTACTACTGAATTAACTCTGAATGATACGGCCATTCTATCTATTGCAGTTTGTTCCGCAACAAAGTCTGTTATACCTAAAATTCTATCATCTGCAAGAAGAGCTTCTGTAATAGTTCTTTCTAAATCTGAAACAATGAAATCATAATCTTTTCCAATTAATCTATCCAACTCCACTCCATATTGTGAACTATATATTACATAGGCATAACGTTCTGTATAAAGGATTTTCATAACTAATTGCCTAATAGCTTCTTCATTATCTATCTTGCCACTAATCCTCTTTCTTTCAAAGTCTAATTTATAAGTCAACGAGGGTTGGCTAATTACCTCTAAATTAGTTAAATCTACTTGTTGTTCAGGTATCATTCGATTCCCTCCTCTCTTTCAAGTACATAAAACATTTGTCCTTGGTTTACCCTCAAAAGTCGAACTTTATCACCAACGATTAAACCTCTCCAGAGATGGGTCTTTTTTACCAATGCTGATAAGATTAAGAATTTCTCATCAACCTCGAATCGATTATCAATCTTTATTTTAAGTGGAGAAATCGAAGTTACTACCCCGAATAGTAAATCAGTTGTTTCTCCTGCAGGCATCTTGCCAACTTCTTGCATTATTTTTAATAATTTATTTCCGACCATTATATACTCACCTGCACTTCCAATTGCATTGTATGCAAATCATTTTGAAATGTATGAGAACAAGATGTAACCATGAAATATTGATTAATGGCTACTCCCTCTTTTTGTAAGTCACTGATTCCAAGGACTACGCCACTACCAGCTGCCACCCTCAGGTCTCCAAGACAATCTAATTTTAATTTCTTAGTTACCCTATTCTTTAGCTTTAAAATCATTTCAGCTCTTGCTTGAATTTGAGCGGCATTTGCATTTTCATCCATCTTTTCAAAGTATTGTAATAATCCCCATTGCTTGATAGTATTACTATCTTTTACAATATAAATTTCTCTTTTCTTTGTTTCTTTGTTTTCCTTAATCAATTTAACTTGGTTATAGGTATCATCATCTATGGAGCTTTCATAATCGAAATCAATTAGTAAGCTTTCATCTCCGATAAACAAATCTGTCTTCATTGAGTTAATACTAATAAATTGTAGTTTGCCAAAATTGTCTCTTATCATATACCAATTTCCGGTGTTAATTAAGGTCTCGTCAATCCCATGTTGAATTATTTCAAATAGTGTTTTGTTGTCATTAACTCGAGGTGAAACTATATAGGAACTTGAATCTATCACTTCAAAGGATAATTTAAAATCCCTGCATATCTTTGTAAATATCTGTGAGGCTGTTAAATTTGATAATACATAGGTGTCTTTATTTTTCAAGTAACGCATCTGGTCATAAGCCGTTACCGGGACTTTTTCGTCCTTCTTCTTCCCTCTTTTGAATATATAGCCAAAAAAAACTCCTTTGCCATCTACTTTAAAAGAAATAGGTGAGCCTTCGCTTATAGTCACTTTATTATCGTCAATATAGTTAAAAGTTAATTTTCCAGGCTGGTTAGTTAATGTAGTCTCCCATACAGCATTAGTAATCAATTCACTAATATCATAAGCCACACCACTTTTACTATCTTGTACAATCGCTTCTATATTCATTAACTCACCCTTTCTATTTATGCTTCATTTGATTTTTTGCTACCCAACCCCTATATCCACCACTTGGGGTTGTAATATGATATCTGTATTTACGATTTTTATCGGCTACTATATGACTAATCTTTCCGGTAAAGTTCTTAAATGTTCCATGAGGATTATCTCCATAGCTTGTATACCAATACTTACCATCAACAATAACTGTATCTCCAATAGCAAACCCAGTCTTTGGTCTTTCAGTTGCTGGTGGAGGAGTTACCTTTGCTGGTTCAGCTTTCGTAGCGGGTAAAGTAATTTTGACTACTTTAGACGAAAATGGTCGATACTCTTTAATGTTTAAACTATAATGAATATCATCATCTCCAGCTTTTAATCCATACTCTAAGTCTTCAATAGCTGCCAACATATTTATTTTTGTATCACTAATTATGAATCTAAATGGTTTCTTTTCTTTTCTAATATTTTCAAAGAAGTCTATATAATATTGAGGCTTTTCAAACTTCCCTTTTGTTAATACATAAGGCGCATCAGCATCATTAGGAAGAAAGCTCTCTATTACTAAGGCTTCTAATTTCTTTTGTCTTAATAAATTTATTTCTCCAAGTTTAATAATTTCCTCTGTCTTGTTATTCCCGGAGGAATTTATCATTATCTCCTCCGGGTTAACTGGAAGTTGAACAACCTGATTATTATATTCAAAGAAAAATCTAATAGCCATTATGCTCCCTCCCCTACTAACGCACTTGCATATGCTTCTTCAACCATATCCTCGATAACTTCAAGGATTTTATTAACATCTGCGGTTTCTCTTACATCTCCAAACTGTACAGTCATTTCAGGTCTTAATGTTGTATATTTATTAACAAACTCTGTAGCTGCTACATCCTTTAACAACTTAATATCTTCTTCTGAAATGTTAACTTCATTTTTCATTGCCTTTGTATTATCTGCAATCCCCTTTGTTTTATCTGCAATCCCCTTTGTGTTATCTGCAATATCTGCAATATTATAAGGATTTTTGTAATCATCAGGACTTGGTATATTAGTATCAAATAGGTCTGTAGGACTAAAATTAGATATTGTATCTTGGATTCCTTCACCAAAGGCATACCCAGAATCCCAAGCATCTCCATATTCAATCCTATGGTCTATTGCAGGAGCGTTTCTATCTAATGTAATAGCATTATCATTCTTACCCCAAGCTAATACACTATCTTGTAATGAAGATAATCCAGCAGTCCAGTTAGTTCCAAAGATAGCATCAATAATCTTTGTTACAACTTTACCTAATGATAAGAACCAAGATATGATGTTACCAATTAGATTGGCTACCGCATCTCCAAAACTATTAAAACCACCATTTGCTACATTTAATACCCATTCAATTATTCTTATAAAGGGTTCTACAAACAATGTCCAAATGAATTGGATTATTGCATTTATAACCCCTATTACAAGATTTATTATAAAAGCTCCAGCTACTGCCAAGGCTCCAGTTATAATTCCAAGAGCACTAAGACTTGTACCAGTTACATGATTTATAGCTGCTACTACTGCAAAGATAGCTGTAATGATTGCAATTATGATTATTAAAATCCAAGTAATTGGAGATGCCATCAAGGCTGCATTAAACCCGTACTGTGCTGCAGTAGCTGCAAAAGTAGCTCCAGTCTGCATCTTTAAAGCGGCCGCATGAGTTGTTTCTCTAAAAGTAGCTACCGCTTTAAGTCCATTTGAAATAGCCTGAACTGCATTATAAGCGGTTAATACTCCTACATATAATCCAAGAGCTGTAACTACTCCTAATATAATGGGCTCTAAGATTGACCAATGCTCTGTCATAAAAGAGCTTACAGCCGTTATAAGGTCAAATAAGTTTAGGAGAATACCAGCAACTACTACTAACCCATTTGTAATATTTCCAATGAAAACTTGAAAGTCTTCACTATTGGCGAGTTTTGATAATCTATCAAATATTGGTTGAAAAGCCATCATCGCACTATTCTGAATAGAAGTCATTACCTGCCCAAATGTCATTGGCATACTTTCAAACTGTTTATTGATTTCATCTGTTGCACCAAGCATTGCATTCTTTACAATATCCGCGGTTATCTGACCATCACTGGCCATTTCTCTTATCTGCCCGATAGGGGCATCAAGATAATCAGCTATGGTCTGAATGATGTTAGGTGCGGATTCAAATACAGCATTAAGTTCTTCGCCTCTCAATACTCCTGAACCTAATGCTTGAGTTAATTGCAATGAAGCTGAGGCCATTTCTTGTTGACTTGCCCCTGCAATTATAAATTGTTTATTCAAGTTTTCAGCAAATGCAATTGTTTCCATATTGGAACTAAAAGCATCCCCAGCTCTTTGACCAAGTTTTGCTACAATATCAGCGGTGTCCGCATATGAACCTCTTGACCTTTCTGCTGATAAATATATTTGATTCTGCAGGTCTTGAGTTGACTGCAACCCATCATTCATTAAATTCAACCTTGCAGTTGTTTGAGTCATCTCGTCTACTACATTAGTTACTTTTGAAATTCCTTGCATAACTGACTTAAATGTATATATAGCGGAGGCCGCAGTAACTAATGGGTTTTTCCATCTGGAAATGGATTCTTCTACTCTTCTTGAAGTGGTAGGTATTTCATCCATTCCTCTATTAAAATCATCTAAGGCGTCTGAGGCCGCTTGTACATTTCTTTTAACCCCATCAAAAGCTTTATTACTTACTCCATCCATTCCTGCCATAATATCTACAGTGGATTGCATGGATTTAATTATACTTCTTAAAACTGGAGTCATTTTATCTTGCAATAAAATAGTATTCTTAACTGTTGCCATTAGCGCCTGCGACCTCCTTTCCTCTTAATTTTAGCAGCTTCTTTCTTTTCTTGCTCTAACCTCTCATCTATCATGGCTATCACCATTGCTTTTTCCTTGAAAGGGAGGTTTGCGAAACGGGATGGTTCCCAATGAAATTTATTCAAAGCGTAATATGCATACCACGTTTCGCCATCACCCTCCCTTAGGAGTTTTTTGCTTCTTCTACCGTATCCTCAATATCTTTATCAAATCCAGACAATGCTGTAATTTGCTGAGCGAGTTCATTTATTTCCCCCGCCAATAAACTCTTGTATAAGAATTGTTCAGGAGTTTGACATCCTGCTTTCTTAATACTTTCAGCATCCCTAAAATTAGGTTCCAATGTATGGTTCAAAACAACAAGTTCGTTGAAAGTTTTACTATCAAACTCTACCTTCTTATGTCTACTAATTTTAGTGGATAGCTTTTGGTATTCTGAGAATTCTGGGCCAGTCATTCCCTTAATTTTGAAAGGGAACTTTGCAAGCCTTGCTGAAACAATTACCTCATCTGTTAAGTTATCTACTGGGTTATCAATTAAGAATTGCATTAAGTTACTCATTTAATTTCCTCCTTTATACTACTGGGTTTCCGAAACTATCAAGGATATCGAAATCATCAAACGTGAAGTCAATATCTTCATCCAAAGTATCGGAGTCAGTATCTAATTTAGCTAATACTACATTATCAATATTACAGTTGTACAGCACCACCGTCTGCTTACCAATGGTAGAGGTAGGGTCATCATTAACTATTGTAATATTGAAGTACGTATCCTTACCGGTCTTAGCATATTTCAATGCCATCTCCCTAAATAAGGAAGTTACATAATAAATTGTCATGGAGCCTGTTCCTGACCATCCTGCTCCTTTGTGCTGAGTACCTCTTTTTCCAAGAGTCTTGACTTCAGCTTTAATCTTTTCAAAAGTAGCCTCCAAGGTTTTCACATAAAACATATCTTGAACGTTTCCATCTATTACAGATGTTGCTTTACCTTCTTGACCACTAATTGTATCACCAGCTCGTAAGAACATATACTTTTCCTCCTCTCATTAACCGACCATTACAGTCATATATAATTTTTCCATTGAATCCACAGGTTGAATTGCTAAATCTGCAACTACTGCATCAATGGCTTCTCCTGCATAAATCTGAATATCTGTAGTACTATCAAAGTTTTTAATTGCTGAAATACTCTGAAGCATATTTAGGTAGGCAATAACATCAGCTTTGAAAATATTTCTTCCATCATCATTGTTATCTACTTTACCAATATAACTTCTCTCAAACAGTAATGCTATGGAGTTATTGATTTCATCAAGTGTTCTAATAACACGGTTCTTACTAAAAGCATATCCTTTATCAGGAGTAAATGTATGCAATGTATTGATATCCTGCTCAATAACAATTACACCATCTTGTCTTGTTGAAAGAACCATCTTACCAGCTTTCAGAGCTTCCTCAATCTCTTCATCCCCATAGGGGGTTACACCTTCAGGATATACAATTGAAACCGCTCCATTAATTGCATGATAGGTATTTGAAGTATTTACGTCTGAACCAGCTGTTAATCCTGCTACATAAGCTACAAAGGTAGTAGGACTAACTGTTTCAGTCACTGTTTTATAACCTTGGTTTACAGTTATAATTCCTTCGTAATCTGCATCTGCGTCATACAAAACAGCTTGTACTTTCTTACCAAGATTTTCCCTCATATTAGTAATGAAAGTAATGATACTAGGGTTTATATCTGAAACATCTTGAGGAATGCCCATTGTATTCCATTTGTACGCTTTTATTACATTCAAGTAGTTATCATAGGATGCCTGATTAACCGTTCCATTTTCTCCGCCAGTTAATGTAACTCCAGCATTTGCTACTAGATTACCTGTTCCACTAAATACTACATAATCATTAGGAACCAACTCCTCTGCTGTTGTAACAGTTTGCCTATCTCTTTCAATACCTCTAAATAAAGTAATAACATCAAATTTAGCTCCATTAGCTACAACACTTACTGCAATCTCATTACCTACAATACCTGCATATTTAGCAGTAGCCGTAAGAGGTTCCAAAGTTGCAGTTGCTTTTGTTCCCCCAGTATCAAGACGATAAATTATTGCTTTGTAAGCATGCTTTAACGCCTCTCTAATAACTTGACTCTCTTCATCAAACGCAGTATAACCAATCTTTGGCAAGCTCTTACCGTCAAGTAATTCAGTACTTAGCACTTTGGTAATTTCATCGCCCCAGCTCATCGCTACTGGCATTGTAACTATTCCACGAGTACCAAGACTGGATAATGGCTTTGCTACGCCTTTGAAATTGATATAAGCCCCGGGTCTGATTTTATTTTGTGACTTGAATGTTCCACCAGCCATATTTCTTTCCTCCTTTAATTCTTAGTTTTGAATAATTTCTAATGTTCCCATATCAGGAACTTCATCAACTACTTGTTTCGCTTTAATACTATATGTTACATAAAACTGTAATACATCGTCAGTGATATTAAAATTCATCTGAGTTCCTCTTATTGGCTTCTTATCTTCTATTGGTTCTCCATCTGACCCATATCTTCCTAAGAATATAGGAACATCAATGGTTGTAAGTTTATCCAATAACTCGTTACCAATATCTGCAAGGGTCTCATAAGTCTTAGTGTCTTTTTCATTTGGATGATATCTAATGTTCATTTGATACTCTCTCATGTAATTATTACGCATGAGCTTCTCTTGCGAAATATCCATTACCCAAATGAAGAAACAAGGTTTTTCCATTCCCTGAACAATCTTTTCTTTATAGATGTTAGGGTATATAGTAATTGGAGGTGACCCCGAGGTAATCGCAAATCCGCTTTTGATTTTCAGTGCTATTGCACTTTTAATGCTTTCGCCTGTTATCTCTCCTACCATCAGTCTGCCGCCCCCAATCCTTTCATAAATTGTTGTAATGCTTTTTCATATCTCTTTGGTATTTCTCTTTCAATCTTTGAAATTGATATCCTTGCCATATGATGACCGGGAATCCATTTATCTTGTAACATTATTCCCTTTGCATCCTCACCATACTTTTGTTTAATAGATGCCACCATTTTAGCACTTGCTGGACTATCTAAATATTCAATAGGTAGAAATCTTCGTCTTTGCATGTGCCCATCTTCAACATGACTTGCGTATTCTGCTGGATTAAATAACACTATATATAGGCTATCACCCTTTCTGAATACTTGACTTAGCTCCCATCTATTTCTTAAATTTCCAGTGTCTACTGGAGTTAACTTTTTAGTTTGAGCTAATGCTCTCATGCCCATTTCAGTTAAGAAATTTCTAATAAAAACCTCGTGTTGCTTTTGTACTTCTTTAAAATTACCCAATAATTCTTCAAACTGACTATAATCCATTGACATTAAGCATCACCTACTTCTGCAAATAATACCTCTTGATGAGTTACATATCTGAATGGTAGATTTGCTGTACCAGTGTAGGTTGCTAATATACTACCATCATCTCCAACTCTTTCAGCTACTAATATATCTCCTTTCTTAATGTCAACATTAGGATTACAGAATATTTTCACTTGCATGTAAATTGGATTAGTATCATCCTTCTGAGATTCAGGGCTATCGGTTTGACCGAAGCTTATCCGGCATCGTACATCACTGTACAAAGGTTCTTCCGGGATTCCCATACCAGTGGTTCCATCAGCATTTTGAATCTTTGTATACCTGTTAATACTTAGCTTGTCAGTATAGGTTGGTGCGAGTAATTTACCAAATCCTGATAACTTCATTTACCACACCATCCTTCTGAACTTATTTAGCTGCTCCTTATTGTTCATTACAATCTGGTCTAAATTAGGTCGATGACTTTTTAGGGTTTTACTCCTCTCTGAGTTATTACCTTGTAATGCGATTTGAGTATCCCCTATCTTTAAATTAGAAATATCACTGGCATCAATCCCCGCCAAGACATCATCTGCACTAATATTTGACTCATATTGATAACGAACTAAGTCTACTGACATATTAGCCCATGTAAACTTCAGAGCATCTGGTATAATATCAATGTTACAATAGTTTTTAATGACTTCCTCTACTTCATTAATAGCTAATTGGATATCAAGCTCAGTAATGGCCTCAATTTTAACTTTAGCTCTTACTATTTCATTTACAGTCATTACCTCGCCTCCTTCTTACTAAGCTTG